CAATAAGGCACTTAAAAATTTAAATCTTTCATATAATGAATATGTTGTTTGGTCTTCATCTAATCCAGACGGTAATTCATATACAATAATTGGATTTACTGGATATAGTGGAAATATTCCAGCAGCAGCCAACTATAAACATTTAATTGTTAAGACAATTGGCAATCCATTTTCAAGTGTTAGTGGTGCAACAGGTTCTGGTAAAACGGGTATGATTGATTTTCACATCAAACCAAATAACGCAAATTTTGAGGAATTTAGATCAGTATTGAATAATTATGAGAGATATATAGTGTCACAAAGGATAAGTGGTAGTACAAGTGGTTTTAAATTTATATTAAAAGACCCGACATTATTGGATAATGGCGCAATTACTTATTCTAATACATCTATGTTGTGGGTAACCAGTGATAATTACAATATTGATATTAATACTCCAAAGTATGCTAATTTCTTACAAATTGTACTTGCAATTGGTGGTAAATATGATGCAATAAAAACAGATTTAATTGCAAGGTTTTTAACACCATCGTCAATAAAAACATATGACCTTACCGAAAACGGTAAAATGACCAAACTTTTAAGATTATACGGTAGGGAATTTGATCAATTAAAGCAATTTATTGATTCTTTAGTTAATATAAATCGTACTACATATGATATGATAAATAACGTGCCAGATCAGTTAATAAAGAATATGGCGAGAACATTTGGCTGGAATTATTTCTCTTTAGTAAATGAATCAGAATTGGTTAATAGTTTTCTTAGTCTTGATGATACCGAAAGAAATCTTGATATAGACTTAATGCCAGCAGAAATTGATATCGAACTCTGGAGAAGAATAATTATAAACAGTAATTATTTTTGGAAAGCGAAAGGTACGAGAGAAGCAATAAAATCAATGTTTCTTTTAATTGGTATACCAGAACCTTTCATAAATATTACCGAATATGTGTATACCGTTGATGGTAAAATAGACCCAAATACTGTACCGTTAAAACAATCGGATTTTCCTTCTAATTCATTACCATATGATAGTGATGGTTATCCTAAAGCACCATTAGAAACTTCAGATTTCTTTTTTCAAGTTTCTGGTGACACCGATTCGGGTCAACATTATTTGGATGTTTTTCGTCAAGCTGGTTTTAATTTAAAACAAAATACAGATAATAAAAAATCTTGGATTCAAACTGGTGCAACAACAAGAGTTCATTATAGTACTCCACAATATTATCAAGAAGATAGTAGATTAGTTATAAACACAAAAGAAGTTGATGTTACTCTTGATACTGCACGAGGCATTGAATATGATGTTTATACCTATATTCAGAAGGACTTTGCAGCTAATTCAAGCGGATTCACGTTACCGTTTTCATATGTTAATATATCTTTGGATTATACAAATACTCAAACTTCGTTTACGTTGCCATTTACATATGACCCAAATAAAATTCAAGGTTATTTGGAAGTTCGTTATAATGGTATTTTATTAACTACAAGAGATAAATATGATGGTGTTCTTACTGGAACAACAAGTATTGGTGAAGAAATTGATTACTATATTACTGGCGGTAATGTTATTAATTTAAATAATGGTAATTTTGCAACAAATTCTGGAAATAGAAGAGATGTCATTCAAGTAACATTTGTTTATTCTGGTGGAACACATCCAGTAACAGGTATATCTGTTCAATATATTGTAATGAGAATTACTGCTAACATTACAGGAACTGTAATACCGTTACCAAGTTACCCACGTGGTGATGTGCAACTTACTGTAAATGGCATTGCACTTACAAAAGGCACTCCACAATTTACTGCTGATTATATTCTTGACCCAAACAATTCAACTGGTGGAACAAATAATATCATTATTCAGAATCCAGAAATTATATCATATTTGGCAATTAATCCAAATATAATGGTAGCATATGTTCAAGTTGAAGGCAGTAATGAACTTAATGCGAGAAGCGAAATATTAAGAGTTGATAGTTTTAATAGCAGTAAAATATATTTTAATAATTCGGCAAATAAATATGTTTATAAAATGAACTATAAAGCAACAGACGCATCACAAATTAAAGTGCTGGTAGATGGTATTGCTTTAGAACCAAATAGAGATTATACAATTAATGTACAAAATCAATATGAAATTTTCTTACCAAAAGGAATTAGATATGGTACTGTAATTAGTGTGTATTATCTTGTTGCAGGTAATTCATATTTTAATCCAATTGTTGCAAATAATTTTGGTGTTGGTGACATAAGTAATCTGTCATTTCTTGAATTTATTGAATTAATACAAAGAAGATTAATTAATGTAAGAAATAGAAAAACCATATCTGATTTTAAAGGTGGTTGGTATCCTTCTTTGTTAAGGGTATATGTTGAATATCTTAAAAGAAGTTTACTGCCAATAAATGACCCATTACATTCAAATGGTTATACTTTTGAAAATTTATATCCGTTTTTAAGTAAATATAATTCATTTTTTCAAAAATTTGTTGATCAATTATTATCAGCAACAATTATACTAAAGAAAAGTGGTTTATTAGTTCGAAATACTGTCTTTACGAAACAAAAATTTATGTATAAAAGAGGTGTTAATTTACTTGCAAGCGGGTCAACCACAACAGATACAAGAGGATTTTCAATATTACAATATTTTGGTGATGATGGTAGTCAATTTTTAATTAATCAAAATATAATAACACCTACAACTACAATACCAACGGTTACTACTAAAGTAATAACCAATATTTTGCAAACCACAGCCACTGGAGGTGGTAATGTAACTGATGATGGTGGTTTATCAGTTACTGTCAGAGGTATATGTTGGAGTATATTACCAAATCCAACAATATCGGATAATACGACTATTGATGGTACAGGAACAGGTACGTTCGCCAGTTTAATGGCTGGATTAGACCCAAATACAACTTATTATGTTAGAGCATATGCTATTAATGGTGAAGGTATTGCTTATGGTAATGAAGTGAGTTTCACAACCGCAGCAATTGTAATTACTCCTTCTGTTATAACAACACCTGCAACAAGTATTGGTCTTAATTCATTTGCAACGGGCGGTAATAGCATACCAGCTAACGTATTTGGAATAATAGAATCTTATGCAATGCAATATTCAACAGATAATATTAATTGGTTATATTCACCAGTAGGATTATTAGCAGGACCGTTAGCTGCAAATAATTATACAATTCTTGTTACTGGATTAAATACAGGTACATTATATTACTATCGTGCATATATTGTAGTTGGTGGAATGCCATATTATGGAAATACTCTTACTGTAACAACTGCTTCATTACCATTATCATTACCAATTGTTGTAACAACAAGTATTACTAATGTATTACAAACTACGGGTATTGGAAATGGAAATGTTACTTCAGATGGAAATGCATTTGTTACTGCTCGTGGTGTTGCATGGAGTACATCACCAAATCCAACAATAGCTGGAAGTCATACTGTAAATGGTACTGGAATTGGTGCATTTTCAGGTTCAATAATAGGATTAATTGGAGGTACAACATATTATGTAAGAGCATATGCTACCAATAGTCAAGGAACTGCATATGGAAATGAATTAAGTTTTACAACATTATCAACGCCAACAATTATTTATATATCATCAACAACATCGTTTAGTCCTACACTTACATTGACGGCAGTTGGAAATATAACAAATGATGGTGGTTTACCAGTTATTGAACGTGGTACTGTTTGGGCATTACAAAATCAGCCAACAATTGCAGATTATCGTTATGTTGCCTCTGGTACTGGCGCAGGAATTTTTAGTGTTGCAACTAATGTAGATGCGTTACCACACGGATATTGGTTTTGGAGTTTTTATGCAATTAATTGTTTAGGAATTACTTATGTTACTGGTAGAACTTTTGATACTACTGTGCATTAAAAATATATATTAAAAAGATAAATAAAATTAATAGTATTTATATTTAAATTAATTAAAAAATGGCTTTCATTGAGAAAAAAGACCCTGTAGTATTAAATATTAAATTAACAACTAAAGGTAGAGAATTACTTTCTACAGGTAATTTAATGTTTAAAT